AGGAGGAAGGCTTGAATTTGAATGCGGTTGGTAAGTATCCTTATTTGCCTTCGGTACATAATGATGCTGCTGCAATCTATCAAATGAAACGTTATGATAGAGAGCAACCAACCCCACCAAATCTTGCTGCTTGGAAAGAATCATTGAGGTGGTTGTATAAACATTATGGTCCTTTCTTAACTGGGTCTAAAGTAATTTCTTTTGACGAAGCTTATCAACACTTTCACGAAACTGAGGCTAATAAGAAGTCTCCTGGTGTATTATGGCGTCATTATTATGATACCAAGCGTGATATGTGGGAATGTGATAAAGGCCGTCGTGCAGTGGAACTCTATTGGGAGAAATTGAAGGAACCCGGTTTTGGAATGACTTTTTGGGGTGGTAATCTCAAAGATGAAATGCGACCTACTGAGAAGGTTTTAGAAAATAAAACTCGTCTTTTCCAAGCATCTTCTTTTGAACATGCTATGGCTATGGCCAGATTTTTTGTTGACATGAATGATAGATTGGTTGATTCTAGGCATTCAACTATGTCTGCAATTGGGATTAGCAGATATGGGCCTGAATTTCACCAAATGTATATCGATCTTATGACATTTTCTGACAAAGTATTCGAAGCCGATGCGAAAGGCTGGGAAATGAGTTTCTTTAGGGGAGCTCGTTGGGATTTAATGATTTTCAGGTTTGCAATGCTGCGACCTGAAGATCAAACAGAAGAAAATTTCATTAAAATTATGAATTTATATTATGAAAGTATTTACTCCACTGTGGTTATGCCTAATGGAGAGTGTGTTCGCCGTAGTACAGGAATGGGTTCGGGTGATGAACTCACCATTTCTGATAATACATTGGAGCATACACGTAGATTCTTTTATTCTTATATTGTAGTAACGGGAAAAACTTATGAGGACTGTATGGAAGAGTGTGGGGCTAATTTTGTTGGTGATGATAATATCATTGCTAATGAATGGTCCAACGGTTTAAATCCGGAATCTTTTTCAGACAGTCTCTCGTGGGTTTGTGAGTGGGAAAGTACTCCCATTCAATCCATAATGAAGTCTGCTTTTTGTTCCCAGGAAATACAATATGTTGAAGGTCGAATTGTTGCAATTCCCAAAACTGATAAACAGTTGATGTCTATGTTTTTCAGTAAAGATGATGATCCTGCTTACTCTCTTCTAAGAGCCGCTGGCCTTAGAATTCATTCTTTTTACAACGTCGAGTTACGATGGATATTTGAAGGATATAAAGATTGGTGGTTAAAAAATTGCCAAGAGAGTATAAACTCACCATTTTATTTACAGGCATTATCTTCTTGGTTAGATGAAGCTACGATTCGGTCGCTTTATCTCGGTTTTGAGCTCAAAAGCCTAAGGCCCCCTTTGAGTTTGCTGGGTGTTGTTGGAGGGCGACACCAT